CATAAATCCCATGTTCGTCACCACTTTTGCGCTTTGTTCGTTATCAGATCCGACCGGCACAATAATCTTTTCTACTTGGCAAATGTTAAACGGATAATCAAAGATCGCCGCTAGGTAGGCCGGAGTCAGCTGCCCTTCAATAGCAAAATGGCACCAGATGGTCTTATGGTTCCAATTCTCATACATGACCCCTGCAATAATCTCATCATTGCGTTTTAACCCTATTGCCGTTGCCCTGCCCTCAAAAAATCCACCGTCTACACGTTTGGCAACCCAGTGCCCAACATCGGCACTGGATACTATATCCCAGCCCATCCGGTCTGAAACACAATGTCCGTGGCTGCCCACTCAATCTGCAATCCAGAGCTACTGCTTTTTAGCTGAATCCCGCCGCAATAGCCGATGCCGGTAATGCCTTGCCAGTTGTTTGTGATCTGGAGCCCGGCGCCCCATAGACCAGTATCCCAAACAGACGTATCCCACAGCCCGACAGCGGTCGGGGAGAATGACAAGCTGGCGGTGGTGTCAGCGGTATTAAAGTCAACGTTCATGCCGACAAAAACAGCAGGAACACCGTCTGTAAATATGCTCGGTCTGGCACGTGTAAAGTATTTCTTAACACCTCGGCTCTCGAAGTAATTAAACGCCTGCAAGACGGTCGTTTGGATGTTTGATGTGCCATCAACATATCCGTTGTCCCACGCTTTGCCGACAACGCCGTTGCCACCAAAATACGGATCGTCGTTAAAGGTTTCCCAACAGTTCGCATTCCAGCCTGTGAAGTTGCACCATGCCTTTGTGATGTTGTTCATCACAAATTGCTGTTGCTGCCCTTCTGCAACCGGCACATTAATCCACAGCGCGTTATTCTTTGAGGAATACAGTATTTCCCAACCGAAATTAGAACCGTAGTTGACCGTCGCCGTGGTGATAGCGCCTTGAATTTTATTGCTCAAAGCCACCCGCGGATCCAGCCGAGAACTCTGCAACGCAGATGCCAGCGGCAGCAGCCCGTCCAGCGTAATTATCAACAGGTCGCCGGAGTATTTCATCATGCAACGATCGCCAACCGGGGAGCCCAGCTTCCAGACACCGGCCAGCGCCCACGTAGCATCGCTTGACGGATCTGTGCCGCGCCAGACGATGACCTCACCGTTGCTGGTCACAAACACCAGGTTGTCGTCGGCGCCGTAACCCGCATCCAGCGTCCAGGTATCCAGATCAACCAGAGTACCGCCATATTTGGCTATCTGGCTCATGTCAAGAACCTGCGCCGCGCCGCCTACAGCACCAGTCGGCAGATACCATGCCTTGAGCGTGTCTTTCTGAATAAACCAAACGCGGTTTTTAAACAGCGAGATATTGCTTAACGTCGTGGTGGTCACGCCGGTGATCGCAATTGTTGAAATGCCGGTAATGCTTTCCCACGTTGAATTATTGTAAAGCAGCGGCGCATCGACTCCGTTCACGCAGTAGAGATAGCTGCCCGCCGCGGTGGTGACGTTGATGTGCTCCCACTTGGCATTAGTCAGCCCGGTCTTAACAGCTGCTCCAACAACGCCCTGCGTCGTGGCATCGTAAATCGATGTTCCCGCCCATGCAAACAGCTTGTTAGCAGTGCCGGTCGAATAATTGACCAGAGTCTGCACCTGGCCGCTGATGCCGGTTACCCAGTCCTCATAACCGCCGCGCAACACCAAATTGCTCACGCCGGGAAAATAGTTTGTCAGCTGGTAGGCGTCGATGGGCTCCATGTTTGCAATAGAGTCTCGCGCATTCCAGCCGCCAACCGGCGCCGGAATAGATGCCACCCGCGCAGCAGTCTGCTGCACCAGTGCTCTGTTAGTTCGGGCCATACCCGCTGTCTGGTATGTTGTCGTAGCCGATCAGCACAGTGCCAGGCCGCGGAGCAAAGCTCAGATTGGCAGATGACATGTCCAGCGCCATCGCAGCCTCTAGCTCATACATATAATTGCGATACATCGCCGTAGTGTCAAAGCCCTTTGCTTCAAAGTATTTTAACTTTGTCGACAACACTATCAGCCGGTCAGGATAAATTGTCGTGTCGGTGTCGACCGTAAAGCTGGTTTTTACAGCTCCTGCAGCAGAATTAGCCCAGCCGTTTGAGCGATACTCAAACCCTAAATACTCGGCCGCAGACGTGCCAGGCCAGATTTGGAAGTAAGATCCTAGCAAGCGCCAGCGGATTCGCGGGCCGGTCGAGATGTAGCCCGATAACAGCCATTCCCATTGCTGCGCGTCCTCCGGGCCTAGCATTTCCCAGTGCTTTGACTTATCCCACATCGTGCGCGGCACTAGCGCCTCGTAATCGCTTGGCAAGTCATATTTCATTTTCTGGAAGTAGGCAGTAGCAGAAGCCCCGCCAGCGGCCGCAAAGTCCTGGTCAAGCGTAACCTGCGTTCCGCTGTCAACAGACGCTATAAACGTGTTCTGGTTAATCCCAGACCCCTGCACTTGGTAGGTCGTGTCTAGCCCCGTTGTGGACGGAATGCCGGTAATCGTTCTGGCTGCCGTTGTCCAGTTGCCGGTGGTGGTCAGATACTCGGTATAGAAAGCCTTTTGCTTTGTCATCGCGCGCCAGTTGTGCCGGCGCAGCAGCTCGTAGCCGGTTGCGTTCATCAACGCAAGAATCTGGATTACGTCCTGATTTGTATTGCCAGCAACCGAAACGGGCGTAGAAACGCCCAATTCGTTCGTTACCTGCTGCACCAACTGGAGCATCGTGCTCGACATATTTACGCCTCTTTACGCGGCCTTCCGGGCTTTCTGGTTTCCATCAGCATCGCCATCTGTTCTTTGAGCTCGTTCAGCTCGCGGCGCGTAGTTTCCAGCTCGGTGGTATTCGCGGATTGATTTTTCTTGTTCAGATAAGCGCGTGCTCTGTCTCTCAATCCAGCCCCGCCCATGCCGATCCGTTGCAGCTGGCTGTCAGACGCCGTTGCTACCTGCTCAACGGTTTGGAATTTAAGGATCTGGAGCTCGGCCATCTGGTGCTTGTTAAATCCTTCGTCATCGTCCGTGTTCCATTGCTCTAGCAGTGTGCCTATAACCGGACCGTCGCCGCTTTGCATCTGGAAGTACAGCCACTGGCGCGGGAATCGCTCTTTGTGATCTTCCCTAACCGGCTGGTCGACAATGTTGGTCTTGTCACCCGGCACAACAATCCGCACAAACGGCGTCGGACGATCCTTATACGGTTTCTGATCGTTGACGTAAAACTCAACATGCAGATGCGAATCAGCGTTGTGAACATCACTGTCTAAAGACATTTTCTTCTCCTGTGGGGATTAAGTTCTTGCGCCTGTCAGGCTGTACCATTTCGTTGCAGATACTGCAAAAAATACACTGCTGAAATTGCTAACAATCGAAGCCGACGTTGTTTGATTAATCGTCGATCCTGTGTCGTAAGGATAAACCTTGATCGTGTTGGCGCCGGAATTAGCGATAAATATTGTCGCCCCCATTTGTGTGGGAGGTAGCAATACGCCAGTCCCGGAAGCCGCGGTATCGACCGAGTTGTAAACACGCGTGAGTTGCAACGCGTCAGCCCTCGTCGACCCTACCGCGGTCAGCCCGTCAACACCATCACCGCAGACGGCAACGGTCATCAGGGACGTAGCCCCGGCGCCCATTACCCTCGATGGAATGGTCATTACGCGGTCAGAACCGATGCCCAGGTCGTTGCGCTCGTAGCAAACAGAATGACGGTTTTCGCCGTTGCAACCGTCAAAGTTGACGCTGCCGCGTTGATCGTCGACCCGGATTTCGGATAAATGGTAACCGTCTGGCCGCTATCGTTGCGGATGCCGATCATGGCGCCCACTTCGGTCGGCGGCAGAATAACGCCGGTCGATGCCGAGCTGGTGGTGATCGTGTTCCAAACCGCCGAAAGTTGCAGTGCGTCAGCAATAGTAGAGCCTACGGCCACCAGGCCGGTAGCGCCGTCGCCGCAAATGCTGGTAGTCGCAAGGCCGGAATTGCCGGATGCTTGAACGCGTGAAGGAATAGCCATTTTAAATCCTTTGAGTTAGTGGATAAGACATGGCTTTCGCCATTGCGTGCAATAAACCGGGACCGCAGACCTCAATTACAACATCTTCCTGCGCAAACTCGCGGGCAAGGTTTTGAAAGTCCCGCACCTGCTGGCACATCCACGGCGCAGCCTTGTATTTCGTTTCGTGAATGGTTGCCGTTATTACGTTCTCGCCGTCGTTTGATTCTTGCTTGTAAACGTGGTGCTCGCCCTCGGAATAGCTGGAATCCATGCCAAACAGATAAATCTGCCGATAACCATTGAGCTTGGCCAAAATCATCGCCAACATGCCGACCGTTGTAAACCCGCCCATAAGGTGCACAGGGCGCGCTCTCTCGCTCTCCAGATACTCGTAGACCCCTTCGGTCTGTACGTGCACCAAATTGACGTTAAAGCCGTCCAGGGCGTCAAATATGCAGGGATCGCATTGGCTTGCAATGTAAAACTGAGTCTCCAGCTTGGGATTTTTTAGAAACCGCACATTCTCCGGCCTGGCATCCAGCATGACATGTCCATCCGGCACGATGCCGCGGGCAAGCAGCCAATCATAGGATCCGTTGACAGACCAGATTTTAGAACCGTTTTGATGCCGAATCATTAGCTGGTGCACCGACTCATTTAGACTCGGCGCACCGCCAACGATGCAAATGCTGTCCCCGTTCGGCTCCGCATCGAAGTCGAACCAGGTCAACTGCCTTTCGCAAGACAGTTTCACATTCCCCAGCATTACGCTGGGGAGTGTGTTTCCAACAACATCTAAAACTGCATCGACCATTAAGTGATCTGGCTTTGCAGGTGAGGACGGTTGATCGTTACAGTGACCGTAGAGGTCGCCGCAGCAATCGTGGTCAAGTTAGCCGAGCGCGCTGCGACAACTTGCAGACCCGCAGAGGCAAGAACCTTGACGCGACCAGCAGTAGCGGACAGAAACACGGTCACTTGCGGCGTAACCGCAACTGCCGTTTTCTTGATTACCGCATTGCCAGCGATTTGATACCAGCCAAACGTGCCAGCCAGGTTAGCCGACATCGCAACCGCGACCGGGCAATCTTGCACAGCAGTATTTGGCACCAGCACCGTTTGGTAAGTCGTCGCGTTGTAAGACACCAACGAACCGACCACCGTCGAAGCAACGCCCACCAGCATGATGAATTCGCCTTCGCCATAGGTCGGATCGTCAGCACGCACGATCTTACCCAGGACGTTAGGCGGCGTCGGAATGACAGAAGTGCTGCCAGTCGAAACGCCGCTAGGTGAAGTCACCCCGGTGTCGATGTTTGCGATCTGAAGCAGACCGCTTTGATTTTCTGCAAAAGTATAGGCCATTTTATATTCTCCTTATGCTATCAGCACGCCGCAAAATTGCGGACCGCTAGAGCAAAGATTACCAGCCCACCCAATCAGCTTAACAATCATTCTGTTACTTTCAGCCTTTCG